CTCGGAGGTCGACGCACTGCGCCAGCAGATTGCACAGCAGAAGGACTACGAGAAGACGCTCGTCTCCGTGGCCGAGCACTCCAGCAAGCTCAAGCTCGCGCAAATGGCGCAGACCGACTCGCTGCGCGACTCCGTCATCAAGCTGCAGGAGCAAAACGACGCGCTGAACCTCTCCGAGCGCGAGCTGGTGAGCCGCCAGGCGCAGCTCGATCGCACCCGGGCCGACGAGCTCGACTGGCAGGCCGCCATGGAAGGCGGCAACTACCAGCTCGAGGAGCAGGCGCGGCTGCTGCGCCAGCGCGCGGATCTCTCCGAGCAGGGCGTGGTGCTCAAGGAGGCCAAGGCCGCGGCCGACGAGTGGAAGAAGACCACCGACAGCATCAACGACGGCCTCACCGACGCGCTGATGCGCGCCTTCGAGTCGGGCAAGGGCTTCATGGCCGCCTTCCGCGACACCCTCGTCAACGCCTTCAAGAGCCTGGTGCTGCAGCCCACCATCAAGGCCATCCTGGCGCCGGTGAGCGGGGCGCTGGGCAGCCTGTTCGGGGGCAACGCCATGGCCAGCGCGGGCGCGGCCGGCGGTGGCGGTGGCCTGGGTTCGCTGCTGTCGATGGGCACCAATCTGCTGAGCGGCAGCAGCATCAGCGCCGCGGCCTCCGGCGGCGTCATCCGCCTGGGCGACTTCCTCTCCACCAGCAGCAACAACACGCTGGCCGGCATCGGCGACTTCATCACCGGCAACAGCGGCATGCTGGGCTCGGGCCTGGGCATGCTGGGCAACGGGTTCATGGGCTACGGCATCAGCCGGGCCCTGAGCGGCGGCTACAGCGCCGGCAGCTGGGTCAACACGGTCGCCGGCATTGCCTCCGCGATCCCCGGCATCGGCCCGATCGCCGGCGTTGTGGGCGCGCTGGTCAACCGCGCCTTCGGCCGGCGCGCCAAAGAGGCGCGCGACTCCGGCATCACGGGCAGCTTCACCGCTGGCGGGGTCGATGCCCAGGCCTTCCAGGACTGGTTCCAGAAGGGCGGCTGGTTCCGCAGCGACCGCAGCGGCACCGACCTTTCTGCGCTGGGGGCCGAAACCTCCGACGCGCTGCGCGCCGGCGCCTTCGGTGTGCTCTCGAGCACGCGCGCCTGGGCCTCCGCGCTGCAGCTGCCGGCCGATGCTCTCTCGAGCGTGACCACGCAATTCCGCGTGAAGCTCACCGGCAACGCGCAGGAGGACCAGGCCGAGCTGTCCAAGCTCTTCGAGCGCTACTCCGACGACCTGGCGGCCACCTACCAGGCGCAGCTGCGCCCCTTCCAGCGCGCAGGCGAGACGCTCAGCGGCACACTGCAGCGCCTGGCCGGCCTGCAGCTCTTCAGCCAGACCCTCAACGAGTTCGGCGGGGTGTTCAGCCGGGTGGCCAACCTGTCGGTGGACGCCAAAGAGCAGCTGATCGCCTTTGCGGGCGGCATCGACGCGCTGCTGGGCAAGACGCGCGCCTTTGTGGGCAGCTACTACAGCGAAGCCGAGCAGGCCGGCCTGGCCGCGCGCGCCATCCAGGACCAGCTCGGCGCCCTGGGCATCACCGACGACCTGCGCAACCGCGCCGACTTCCGCGCGCTGGTCGAGTCCACCGATGTCAGCAGCGAGTCCGGACGCCAGCGCCTGGCGCAGCTGCTGGACATCGCCGCGGCTTTCGCGCCGCTGGGCCAGTACCTCGAGGCGCAGGGCGGCTCGCTGTCGAGCGCGGCCGGCATGGCCCCGGCCTCGAGCGTGCTGCAGGACATCCTCAGCGGCCCGGCCTCCACCCAGCAGGCCACCGTCGACGGCCTGGCCGAGCTCACGCAGACCACGGCCGCCGCGGGCGATGCCACCGTCGGAGCGCTCGAGCGGCTGATCGACCGCGTGGGCCAGCTCGAGACGGCGCTGGTCAGCGCCCTGGACCGCAACGCGCGCACCATCAGCGACGCCGTGGTGATCGAGAGCAGCGGGGCCTGACATGCCGATCACCGACACCCAATTCAGCGCCTGGCTGCGCGCCGACAACCAGGCCCGCGTGCTGCTGGTCGAGGTCGAGGCGTACTCCGGCGGCAGTGTCGTCACGCGCTACCTCTCCACCCACGGGTTCGTCAGCACGCCCACCGACTCGCCAGCCAGCACGTCCTACGAGGACATCGTGCTGGAAGTGCCGCAGATCCGCTCGCAGATGGGCGAGCAGCTGCGCGGGCGCAGCCTGGTCAGCTACGGCGACATCGACATCGACAACTCCAGCGGCGTGCGCGACAGCTGGCTGACCGACGCCTGGGACGGCCGGCCCGTTCGCCTGTACATCGGCGACCCGTCCTGGGCGAAGTCGGATTTCAGGCTCGTCTTCAGCGGCGCCATCCAGGACATCCAGGCCAGGGACAGCGCCACCCTCACGCTGCGCGTGCGCGACCGGCAGCACCTGCTGAACGTGCCGGCCTGCACCACCCTCATCGGCGGCACCGACAGCACCAAGGACGCCCGGCGGCCGATCTGCTACGGCGAGTGCAAGAACGTGCGCCCGGTGCTGATCGACAGCGCCACGCGCACCTATGCCGTGCACGACGGCCAGATCGAGGCCATCGACGCGGTGTACGTCGGCGGAGCGGCCACGGCCGCCTACACCGCCAACTTGACGCTGGGCACCATCACGCTCACCGCGGCCCTCACCGGCACGCTCACCGCTGACGTGCGCGGCAGCAAGACCGGCGGCACCTACGTCAACACCGCGGCCAACGTGCTGCAGCGTCTGGTGACCGAGCGCACCACGCTCACCGCCAGCGACATCGACAGCGCCAGCATCAGCGCGCTCAACACCACCATCGGTGCCGTCGTCGGGCTGTACGTCAACGGCGACAGCACCACCGTGCTGCAGGCCCTGGACACCTTGCTGGCCGGCATCGGCTGCTACTACGCAATCGGCCGCGACGGCAAGCTCACCGTCGGGCAGTTCGCCGTGCCGTCGGGCGCGCCGGTGGTGACGCTGGACGCAGACGATGTCGAGGAGAACAGCGTCGAGCTGGTGCGCCGCATCCTGCCGGCCCAGAGCATCCGGCTGGGCTACGCGCGCTTCTGGGACACCAGCACCAACGGAGCCACCACGCTCACCGAGGCGCAGCGCGAGCGCCTGGCACAGCCGTACCTGGTGGCCAAGGCCACCAACACCCTGGCGGGGCACCTGCTGGCTGTTGACGAGGATCTGCAGCCCACGTGCCTGGTCTCGAGCGCGGCCGCGAGCACCGAGGCGGGCCGCCAGGCCGCGCTGTACGGGCAGCTGCGCTACGTCTATCGCCTTGCCGGGTTCACTGCGGCGCAGCAGGTCAAGCTGGGCGACGTCGTGGCGCTCAGCCTGGGCCGCTTCGGCCTGATCAGCGCCACCCTGGTGCGCGTGGTGGGCCTGCGCGAAAGCCTCACCGGCGGCCGCATCGAGCTGGAGGTGTTCCGCTAATGCCCAACCTTCGAGTGCTCAGCACCAACGTGGTCGACGCTGCCACGCTCAGCAGCAGCGACTTCACCGCCACCCTGCCCGTGACCAACCTGCAGGTGGAGGGCCGCGCGCGCGTGGCGCGCACGGCAAACGCCACCGGTACCAAGACGATCAACGGCAACTTCGCGGGCAGCACGCTGTGCAGCGCGCTGGTGCTCTACGGCCACAACCTGAGCGGCACGGCCACGTGGCGCCTGCGCCTGTACAACGGCGCGAACCAGACCGGCAGCGTGGTCTACGACAGCACGACGCTCACGCCGCAGACGGTGGTGGGCTGGGGCGCGTTCCAGTGGGGTGCTGAGCCCTGGGGCAGCTACATCTTCCGCGACTGGGAGCAGCCCTTCTACTCGCTCTTCTTCGCCGAGGTCTACGCGGTGAGCTTCCGCCTGGAGATCACCGACACCGGCAACCCGAGCGGGTACCTGCAGGCCAGCCGCCTCATCATGGGCCGCTACCTCACGCCCTACTTCAATGCCGCCTACGGCCTGGCGCTGACCTGGGACACCAACAGCGTACAGCGCCGCACCCTCGGCGGCAGCGTGCGCACCGATCGGCGAGCGACTTTCCGGCGCCTGGCCTTCGACCTCGAAACCCTGGACGCCGGCGAGCGCGCCCTGTGGCTGGACCTGGCGCGCAGCGCGTCGCTGCACCGCGAGATGTTCGTGAGCATCTACCCGGGCGTCGGCGGCGAGCTCGAGCGCGACCACAGCCTGCTATGCAAGTTCAGCCAGGCCCCCGGATCCAGCCTTCCAGTGCCCGAGCGCTGGAGCATGAAACTCGAATTCATTGAGGTGTAACCATGGCAAGCCTTGCCCCTTATGCAGTCACCCTTGGCGCCACCGATTACCCGACCAAATACGCCGGGCTGCTCTCGTATATCGAGCCCTATCTGACGAATCTGGAGTCGTTTTCGTTCTCGGGTGGTAACGCGACCTTCGGATCGTCGCTGACGGGCGCAGACGGGCTCGGCATCGGATCCAGCCTGAACTTCACGGTAGCGGAGGGCAGCGGCAGCTCGTACCTGAACCTTTTTCGGCAGACCAGCACCGCTGCGACCATTCTGGCCAACGGGTACAAACGCAGCGCCACAGCGGGGGGCTTTGCCAGCAGCACCGGCTCCTCTTGGGCAAAGACCGCAATCGGCCTGGGCGTCAACACGGGCGCGATCAGCTTTTACGCGGACGCCGCGGCGACTGTTGCCAATGGCACCGACGCGACACCGACCGAGCGCGTGCGCTTCGCGTCCGGCGGGGAGGCGTACTTCATCGGCGTGGGCACGACTGCATCCGCTGCCAACGTCTTCATGAACAACGCCAGCAGCCCGGTCAATCAACTGCTGCGCTCGACCTCGTCGCTGCGGTACAAAACCGACATTGAGCCGATCGACCGCCAGCACGTGCGCGCCGCTATCGCCGGCCTGCGCCCAATCTGGTATCGGTCGAAGGCCGAGGCGGATCGGAAGGACTGGTCGTGGTACGGCCTGATCGCTGAGGAAGTTGCGGAAGTCGAGCCGCGCCTCGTGCACTGGTCGTACGCGGAAGAAGACTACGACGACGTGCAAGTGAGCGCGATTGTCGAGCGCCCGGACGAGGATGGAAAGATCGTCTCCGTGGTAGAGCAGGTGACCGAGCGCCGCCTCAAGGATGGCGCAAAGCTGCGGCCAGACGGCGTCCAGTACGAGCGGCTCGCGGTACTGCTGCTGGCCGAGGTCCAGGCCCTGCGCGAGCGCGTCGCTACCCTGGAGGCCGCCAAGTGATGCCGCCCGACATCCCTGCTGACAAGGCCAACCACTACACCTACGGTGCGGCGATCAGCATCGTGGCATTCGCAGCCGCGCTGCTGATGGGCCTCGGCGCTGCAGTTGCATCGCAGCTGGCCGTGTGCGTAACGGCCAGCGCCGGCGTCGGCAAGGAGGCGCACGACGCATGGATCAACCGGCGCACAACGGGCGAATGGCGCCGAGGCCCGCATATCGTCGATCCTTTCGACGCCGTCTGGACCGCGGCAGGCGCGCTCCCGTTGGCCGTGGGGGTACATCTCCCGGAGGTGCTGCGGAGGCTCTCCACATGAGCCCGGACAGTCTCGACGCCTGGTTGGCCAAGCTCGCCGGCGTGGCCGGTGCATTCGCGTCGCTGGCCTTCCTGCGAGGCTCATGGAGCGAGCGGCTGACCATGGCGGTGGGCGGGTCCATCGTCAGCTACTACGCGTCGCCGTGGATGTCTGCGGTCACCGGGCTGCCGGCGGGCCTATGCGGCTTCCTCCTGGGCCTGTTCGGCATGGCGGTATGCGCGAAGGTGTGGGAGGCCATCCAGGCCACCCCGATCTCCGAAGCCTGGACCGCGCTCATCGATGCGGCCCGCCGGCGCCTTGGAGGCGGCTGATGGAGCAGCTCGAGCTCGTCGTCACTGTCGTGGCGCTGGTGGCGCTTGCCACGCTGGCCACGCTGGCCGTGTTCAGCCCGGCCTACAGCGACACCACCGTGCAGCGAATTGCTCTGGCCGGCATTGCCATCGGTGCGCTGGGCGTGGCCTGGTGGTGCTGGCAGGCAAACGACGCGCCGGGGCCGGTGGTGGTCCTGAGCGTGTCGGCATCACTCTTCGGCGCCGAAACGGGCCGGAAGATCTGGTCCAAGCGCCGCCGGGGCCGCTGGACGGCCCAGCACTAGGAGCGCTCACCCCATGACCTTCCTGCTCAGCGCGCGCTCCGAGCGTGCCCTCCAGGGCGTCCACCCGGACCTCGTGCGCGTGGTGCGCCGGGCCATCCAGCTCACCGCCGTGGACTTCGGCGTGGTCGAGGGCCTGCGCACCCAGGCGCGCCAGGCCGAGCTCGTCAAGAGCGGAGCCAGCCAGACGATGGCCAGCCGGCACCTGACCGGCCACGCGGTGGACCTGATGGCCTACATCGGCGACCGCGCCTCCTGGGAGCTGCCGCTGTACGACGACATCGCCGATGCCATGCGCGCCGCGGCCAAGGAGCTGCAGGTGCCCGTGCGCTGGGGCGCCGCCTGGTCGGTGAACGACATCCGCGGGTGGTACGGGACCATGGAGTCCGCGCTGCACAGCTACGTGGACGCCTGCCGCAAGGCCGGCGGGCGGCCCTTCCTGGACGGCCCGCACTTCGAGCTGCCGGCTGCCCAGTACGCATAGCACAGGAGCCCCCATGCTCACCGTCACGCACCTGCAGGCAGCCGGCATTGCGCCGGCACAGGCTGAGACGTTCCTGGCGCCCCTGAGCGCCGCCTGCGCGCGGTTCGGGATCAGCACCGCAGACCGCCTGGCCGCCTTCATCGCCCAGTGCGCCGTGGAGTCCGGCCGGTTCACCGCGCTCGAGGAGAATCTCAACTACAGCACGCCCGAGCGAATCCGTGCCGTCTTCCCCGCCCGGGTGCAGACACAGGCCGACGCGCAGGCCCTGGTGCGCAACCCGCAGGGGCTGGCCAATCGGGTCTACGCCGGGCGCAACGGCAACGGCGACGCCCTCAGTGGCGACGGCTGGCGGTTTCGGGGCAGGGGGCTCATCCAGCTCACCGGCAAGGCCAACTACGCCGAAGCCGCCACCGGCCTGGCGCTGCCGCTCGTCACGAACCCCGACCTGGCCGCGCAGCCCGAAGGCGCCTGCATGACGGCGGCCTGGTACTGGCACGCGCGCAAGCTCAACCTGCTGGCCGACGCCCAGCAGTGGGACTCGATCACCCGCCAGGTGAACGGGCCCGCCATGCTGCACGCCGCCGAGCGCAAGGCCATCACGCTCACGCTGCGGGAGGCGTTGGCCGCATGAACCTGTACGCCGCCCTGGCCGCGCTGCTGGTGCTCGGCACGAGCTGGGCCGGCAGCCTCTGGTGGGCCTACGAACGAGGCCGCGACGCCGAGCTCGCTACCCAGGTGCGCGAGCACCAGGTCGCCGCGGCGGCCACCCAGGCGGCGGCCAGTGCGGCGGCCGCAGCGGTGGCCAAGATCAAGGTGCAACACAAGACCGTGCAGCAGGAGGTGCAGCGTGAAGTGCAGGAGCGTGTCGTCTATCGTGATCCTGGCTGCAGCCACAGCCCTGACCAGCTGCAGCGCATCAATGCCGCGCTCACCGGAGCCCCCCGGCCCGAGCCCGCTGGTCGTGGCCTCCTGCCCAGAGCTGACGCCTTTGGCGGACTCCAGCTTCGGCGCGACGACGCTGAAGCTCCTCGAGGTGGCGGGGCAGTACCGTGAGTGCAGGGCGGCGGCGCTGGGTCAGCGTTGACAGCTCGAGCGTAGTTTCCCGCGTAGGTTTTCAGGCGGGCCCTCGATTTTCCCTCGTGCAGTTACTGCGCCATCATCGGCGTGTGCGCCCTCGGAGAATCGCGCTCTACCTCGGTGGAGCCCTGCTCTGACTGCCCGTCCGGGCCCATGTTTCCCCGCCTTTGCTTGGGTTTTCAGCGTAACATTTGCGGAGCTTTTCAACCGGCGTAACTTTTGCTGTTCCACCCACGCGCTGCCGCGGCTCTTCAGCCCGGCGATCATCTCACGGTCGAGGGCGCGCCTGGGTTGCGCCTGGTCGCCACCGCGAGCACGCGCACGTGGGTGTACCGGTACCGCTCTCCCCTCGACCAGCGCATGCGCCAGGTGAAGCTCGGCCGCTGGCCAGCGATGGGCCTGCCGGCTGCCATGGCGGCCTGGCAGAAGGCCGCGGAGGCCCGCCAGGCGGGCGCGGATCTGTCCGTCGAGCGCCGCGCGAAGCGTGAGCAGGCGCAACAGACGGCCCGGCACGCGGCCTACACCGTGCAGCGCGCGTGCGACGAGTACCTGGCAACCTACGCCGCCAGCGTAACTTCCAAAACCTACGCTGAGGCCGAGCGCATCTTGCGCGTCGAGCTCCACCCGATCGCGGCGCGCCTGGCGCGCAGCGTCACCAGGGCCGACGCCTTCGACCTGCTGCAGGGCCTGGCCGACCGGCCGGTGCTCGCCCAGCGCACGCGGCAGCTGCTGGGCGCGGTGTGGGACCGCGCCCTCGATGCCGGCCGGCTGCCGGCCGACACCCCGAACTGGTGGCGCATGGTCCTGCGCGGAAAGCTGTCGAGCCGCGGGCCGCGGGTGGACGGTGAGAATGTGGGCGTGCGCGCCCGCGCGCTCAGCGAGCCCGAGCTCGCCGCGCTGCTGCCCTGGCTGCCGAACTTCACGCGCGACATCGAGGACGCCCTCACGCTCTACCTGTGGACGTGCTGCCGAGGCGCGGAAATTGTGGGCATGCAGCGCGAGGAGATCACCGAGGAAGCCGACGGCCTGTGGTGGACCATCCCGCGCGCCCGCCTGAAGATGCGCCGCCACCCGCTGCTGGGCGACCTGCGCGTCCCGCTCGTGGGCCGCGCTGCGGCGGTGGTCCGCCGGCGCCTGGCGGCCACCGACAGCGCCTGGCTCTTCCCCTCACGCGGCAAGACGCCGCACATCGACCAGAAGGCCGTGGGCGTGGCCGTGTGGATGCACCAGGCGCGCTGCACGACCAGGCCGGAGTGGGTGCGCCCGCGGCTGCCGGTGGCCGACTGGGCGCCGCACGACCTGCGCCGCACCGGCCGCACGCTGCTGGCCGCGCTGGGCTGCCCGCCAGATGTCGCCGAGGCCATCCTCGGCCACCTGCCGCCGGGCATCCAGGCCGTCTACAACCGGCACCAGTACGACGCCGAGCGGCGCCTGTGGCTCACCCGGCTGGCTGAGCGGCTGGAGCAGCTCGCTTCCCAGGGCCCGGCGCCAGGTCGCTGACAGGCCGGGCCTCGGCCCACTCCTGCAGCTCGCGCCACAGCCAGCCCGTGCGGCCCGCGCTGATGCGCCGCGGCGGCGGCAGCTCGCCCAGGCGCGAGAGTTGCTCGAGGGATGACACGCTGATGCCCAGTGCGGCGGCTGCCTGGTCGCGGGAGAGCAGCAGCGGCGGGGCTTGGATGAGGGAAGCGGTGCGCGCCATGTCAGCCGACCCTCTTGAACTCGACCACCCACACCCAGGGGTTTGCGGCCCAGGAGCCGGGGCCGTGGATGGATTCCCACAGGGCGCGGTAGTCAGTTGTCGCGTGCCAGTCCGGGCAATCAGCACGGCTGATACCCTCGGCCCGCGCATCCGCCTCGCTGATGTCCTGCAACCGCTCCACGCGCACGCCGGTCACCTCCAGCGTGATGCGGCTGGCCCACCGGGGCATGTGGATGGAAGGGCGCACACGCTCTTTGCCGTACAGCATCGGGTTGTAGTTGCTCGGCGGTGTGCGCAGCTCGTAGCCCGCGTCGGCCCAATATCGGATACCGGCGCAGCTCGGCGTGCCGGGGTCGCCCTCGGGAATGAAGTCCCACGCCTCCCGCACCCACAGCCGGTCGCCGGGCTGGCCGTAGGGGCAGGGTACAACCGGCCCCCACTGTCCCATTGCTTGCGGCTTCACCACCCGCCGGGTCTGCACCTTCGTGCCGGCTAGGATCCCGCGCACCATCGGCGCGCTGAAGAGGATGGGGCGCTCCTTCATGCCTCACCACCTTCCAGCACCACTGCCGCAGAAGCCGGCGCCATCACGTCGTGCGGCGGCAGCACCAGATTCGGGGGCATGTCCACGTCGAAGGCGACGCGGGTGAAGTCCTTCATGGCGGAGCCGCTGGCTGGCGTACTCGTGGCGCACAGAGACCAACCGTATTGGCCCGTCACGCGAACTCCGTGCGACGGGATGTCGCAGTAGAAGCGCACCTTCATGGCTGCCCCTCCACCTTGGCGATGGCGAAGCCAGCTCCATTGACGTGCCCCTTGCCGCCGCGCCATGCGAACGGCAGTCGATCGCGCAGCACCCACAGGTGGCGCATGTTGGCCACATTCACCACGTCACCGGCCGGCGGATACACCTCCACTGCATCGGCCATCGGGTAGCCGCACTGCGCCTTGATGTCCTGCAGTTCGTCCCAGGTCAGGTTGTCGGCCCAGCGGTCCCCGGCCAGCGTCGTGCGGTTCACGCTCAGGCGCACGCAGGCGGGCTCAGGCGCATCGAACTCCTGCACCAGATAGGCCCGCGAGCGCCAGACGCGACGTTGCGGTCCGCTCGGGTTCGGCCACTCATGGCGCGGCACCAGTTGCAGTGTGTGCGGCAGCTTCGCGTTTTGCCGTTCCAGCTCGCGGCGCTGGGCGCGCGTCGTGACAATGCTCATTCCCCAGTCCTCAACGAATGGCTGAAGGCCCACATGCCGCAGCGCGAGCAGGTGGTCGTCCACAGGCCGCCTTCCTGCGCCGGCTCGCCGTCCCAGCGGTGCTCGCAGGGGCCGCCGGCGGTGCAGGCGCAGTAGCAGGCGTCGGGGTTGTGAGAGGTGTGCATCGAGCTGACATCCCAGCCCGGCAGGGTGGCCGCCAGGCGCTGGATTTCGGCTTGCACGGCCGCGTTGCGCTGGGCGCGCAGGGCTTCGAAGTCGGGGGTGTTGCTCATCCCTGCCCTCCCGGCGGCAACACCCGCTGCAGCCGCTCAATCGCCCGCAACCGCGCCTGCTTGCCCAGGTTGCAATTCAGCACATCGAGGGCGTACAGCGCGGCGTCCAGCACGAGCTGCACGGAGTACCGGTGCAGCGCATCCACATGCCCCCACACGGCGCCCTTTTCATCCACGCGCAGCCCTGCGCGACTCGCGCGCTCGTTGACCTGGTCGAGCGTCATGGCCTCACCCCTTCAGCCGATGCCGCGTGATGCCGACAATGCCGGCCGGCAGCGCCTGGCGCACGTTGTCGGCGCCGATGGCGGTGTCGATGAAGGCGGACTCGCCGCCGCCCGTGGTGCGCAGGTAATCCACCTCGACCTTGGCCGTTTCCACGATGGTCTTGCCCAGCTCGTTGATGGCGCGCGCCTGGTCGAGCTCGAGCGAGCCATCCTTGACGCCCTGGAGCGCGGCGAAAAGGTGGGCCCGCAGGCCCTGCAGAGTGTGATCGTTGCTCATGCTCGATGCCATCCAACCAGAGCCCCGAGCGCACCGAAGACGAGCGAGGGCCAGCCGAGGCCGGCTCCGGCCGAGCCCGCGGCGTTGAATGCGACCTGGCCGACGATGGCAGCCGCCAGGCCAAAGCCCACGGCGGCGAAGATCTTGACAGCGACTTTCATGGTTGAGACTCCTTCTCCCTGTTGCGAATGGCGCGGGTCAGTGCCCCGCGAAGTTGCACCACGCTGGCCAGCTCAGGCCCGTACTGGTGACACGTGTGCCGGCGCATGTGCTCCTGCCGGGTAATGCACTCGATCACGTCGAGCGTGATTTCCGAGGCCTCGGCGCGCTTGCGCCCATCGCGAAAAACAACCAGGTGGCCCGTCGGCACCGGCCCGTGCGCCTGCTCCCACACGTAGCGGTGGTACATCACCCAGTCGCGCGGCGGGTAGCCGGTATCGGTCAGTTTGACCTGCAGGTAGCCCGAGCTCTGCACCCGCAACGAGCCGATGGGCAAGTGGTTCTGCGGCTTCTGCCCGGGCTTGAACTGTGTGGCCTTGCACCACTCGCTGCCGAGCTTTCGCCCCTTGTTCCAGCCTGGCTGTCCCTTCTGAAACCGCGTGCCCAGGCCGCGCTTGCCGTCGGTGCGGCCGCCGTCGGGCCCGTTGAGCCACTCCTCGCTCTTGCGCAGGCCCAACCTGTCCGCCAGTTTGGCCACCTGGTGATAGGCCACGCCGAGCGCGGCCGCCAGGTCCGCAGTGCGGCTCGTGGCGAAGTGTTGCCGCACGAGCTCGAGCTCCCACGGGAGCGGGCGCCACCTCGGGCGATTGATGCCGCGGCTCTTGGTCACGCCCGAACCTCATCAGGCAGCACGAACCGCGTCACGCCGGCGCGCTCCACCCACACGCGCTCGCTGTACCCGTACCGATCCTCCGGGCAGCGCTGCGCGGCGTTGACGTGCCAGGCGCACAGGGTCTCCCACGCGCCGGTGGCCGGTATGCCCCAGCGCTCGGGCCTGGGCAGCGTGCGCAGCCTGTCGCCCACGTCCAGGCATGGCATGGGCAAGATCCAGTCGCGGCCTGGCAGCTTCCACCGCCAGTCCGGCTCGATGCCGCGGCGGCGCAGCACGCGGTGCAGGCGCTCCAGGGGCGAGAGCTCGCGGGGCGCGCGGCGCACGCGCAGGTCCAAGGCCTGCTGCTTCACGCCGGCCTCCAACTGAACACGCTGGCCGCCTGGGCCACCGGAGCCCAGCACCTGCCGGTGCGGACGCGGCTGACCACCTGGGGCGACACGTCGAGCGCATGAGCCACCTCGCGCCCGTTCTGGTGGCTGTCGCGGATCCACTCGGCCAGCTCCAGCGTGATGCGCGTCTGCCCGGTCTCGACCTTGATGCGCCGGTTGATGAGCCGCCGCTCAAGGCGGCCGCGCAGGTGCCCCTGGGCGGCCACCCACTGGCCCCAGTCGGCCCGGCTGCCGGCCTTCAGGTGCGCCGGGTTGCCGCAGGTGTCGCAGCCGCAGCGGCGCCACACGGTCAGGTGCTTCACCCTCGGCAAAGGCTTGCCAGACAGGTGCCACGCCGCCCGCGGCAGCGTGGTGACGCGGGCGATGTCCGGCAGGTACAGCCGCGGCTCGTCTCGCCCGTTGCTGCGGCTCATGGCGCCCCGCCAGTGCCAGCAGCCGGTGTCGGGGTCCACGTAGCACCGCTCGCGCAGTGCGTCCAGTGATCGGATTCCGGTGGCCATCTGCTATCCGAAGCTCGGGTTTTCGAAGTCGAAGCTCGGCTCGCGCCGCTCCACGCCCAGGTCGGCCATCACGCCATCGAGCAGGCCGTGCAGGCCGGCCAGGGTCGGGCCGTTGTTCCAGATGTCCACGTGCGTCGGGAGGTCGAGCACGTGCTGCTCGCTCGGATGCAGCCGCACGCCTGGCGCGCTGTCTCGATGCAGGCGCACCAGGCGGCCACCGAGCCGCCGCAGCCAGCTCGCCTCGTTGGCGAAGCGCACGTCGCTGATGACGATTCGGTCATGCACCGGTGCCACCATCTCCACGCTGCCAGGGTTCTCGCCGAAGCCCAGCCGCATGTGCAGGTGGCGCACCCACAGGTCGTGATGCAGCGCGCGGCCCACCTCGGTGCCGAGCGTCTGCATCAGCGCCCTGGCGCTGACGCCCAGGCCAGGGATCGGCCGCTCCTTCAGGAAGCGCTCCGTCATCCAGGCGTGGTCGATACCAGCTTCCTCGAGGAACTGCAGCGCCATGCTGCGGATGGGGTCGGCGAAGGCCGCCTGCACGAACCCGTACTCGCGCACCAGGTGCTCGGCGGCCGAGTCCTTGCCCGTGCCGGCCAGGCCGGTGAGGCCCACGAGGGTAATGCGCTCCTCGCTCACGCCACGATGCTCCCGTTGAGCACCTTGATGTCGAGCTCGGCCTCGATGGCGCGCCAGACGAACATGAGCGCGTCCTCGAGCACCTTGTGCGGGCGCAGCAGGTCGTACCACATGGTCATCTTTCCGCCGTCGGCGATGCGGTAGCGCAGCCGGGCCTCGACGCGGTAGCGGTCTCCGGTCTCGAACACCGCGATGCCCAGCGCAAAGGTCTCGGGCACCAGCAGGCGACCCTTCGCGGCCGTGCCCTCGATGCTCTCCTCGTAGGTGAGCTGGTTCTGCCCGTTGCTCAGCCGCACGCCGCTGGCGAAGTTCACCTTCTTCTTGGCCTCGAGGCTGCGGCTGATCTCCAGCATGTCTGCCGCCGGCGGCTCGGCCACGTCGGGCAGGTTGTCCTCGATGAAGCGGGCGAAGTCCTCCTGGCTCATCACCTTGCCGCTGCTGGCCGTCCAGGTCAGCCACTCGCGGGAAAGCGGGCAGTCGAAGGTGGCGCGGTCGTCGCGCCAGCCGGGCGCGAGGTCTTGGCCGAAGTGGTCGTTGAGCACCGCGACGAAGCCGGGCTTCGGGGCTTGCGTGCCGTAGATGCGCGTAGCGGCAGTCTTGCGCTCGCCCACGTAGCGCACAAATGAGGCCATGTCGCGCAGCGCCACCGTTCCCTTCGCGCGGTGCGGGTTCGGGAGGATGTTGTCCAGCCAGTGCACCTGGGCGCCAGCCGGCAGCACCACCATCGGAATGTCGGCCACATGCTGCAGCTCGGCGAGCTGCATGCCGGCGTCCAGCGCCGCCTGCGTGTCGTTCTTCTGAGCTTCCATCTCAGGCCCCCGCGACGCGCTTGAGTTCGCCCGTGGCCTTGTCGACCGTGCGCAGGCCCTCGATCTGCATCTGCCGCGGGTCTTCGCGCGTCAGGTTGCCCTCGGGGGTGCTGAACATGATGGTCGAGCCGCGCTCCTCCTTGGGCAGCTTGACCTTGATGTCGTCGAACACCTCGATCTGCCCGCCCTTGCCGGGCTTGAGCTGCAGCTCCAGCGTGAGCGCGCCGGAGCGGCCGGTGTCCTGGCACTTGAGCGTGAGCTCGTGCAGCGCCTTGGTGAGGTCTTCGCCCAGCGTGCCGTAGCGCAGCTGGGCCAGGGTGTCGGTGAACGGTCTCATGGCCGGAGGCCTCCTGTGGTGGTGGGTGGGTTGCCCGCTGCTTTGCCGGGCTGGTCAGGGATAGGCAGGTGCGGTTGTTCGTGCCCACAGCGGCAGCGGGGCGTAGTCGATGCGAGGGTCATGCGGGCACCCGCGCTGATTCGATGGCCACGCACCCGCGCAGCCAGAGCTGGTTGGGGTCGGCGTTGACGGCCGTCAGCGCCTGGCCGATGGCCTCCACCGACAGGCCCCGCTGCAGGCGCCGCAGTTCGCGCTCGGCGCGCTCCATAGCGGCCTGGCCGGCGCCCATCGGCAGGTAGGCGTGCACGACAGGCGTGCGCGGCTCGTGCTGACGGATGACCACATGCACCTGGACGAGAGACGCATCTGGCGGCGTGACGGCGCGGCAGGCGTAGGAAACGGTGCCGCGCACCGAGGCATTGCCGGGCCTCATGGCTGGGCCTCGAGCTTTGCGATGCGCGCCTGCAGGTGCCGCGCGTGGCGCTTGTAGCGCTCCAGGTCGCGCGGCAGCACCTCGTAGATGTCCTCAGAGGTCCACGCGATCTCGTCCATCGTGAAGCGCAGCTCGCGCCGCAGCATGGCCAGGCGCAGGCTGCGCAGGATCGACTGCCACCAGCCGCCGGCTGGGGCTGCCAGCAGCGCCGCGCGGGCGACGTTCTCGGCATCGGCCAGGCTGTGGTCGATCCACAGCACCAGCACGACGGCCAGACCCGCTCCGATGGCTGCGGCCAGCATGACGCTGGCCATGCGCTCGGCGCCGGGCCTCACAGCAGGGCCTCGCCACAGGCCTGGAGGGCCCGCTCGTATTGAGCCGCGCGCTCGGCGTGAGCCTGGTCCAGCGCGTCACGCGCCAGGGCCGCGGCCAGCTCGGCCAGGTCTTGCTGCATCGCATCCTCGCGCCCCCGGCGGTGCCGTTGTCGTAGGGCTGGACCCGGACTGTAGCGATGCTACACACCGGAGTCAACAGCAATGCTTTATACGCGGACGAGAAAAAGCCCGCGCACGGGCGGGCTACGTAACGCGGTTGCGACGGTGAGTCGCAAAAGAATGAATGCTGGCTACACGGCCGCCCGGACGTCTGCGCTTTCCTCGACCTGGAGAAACTGCAGCGTGGTGCTCTCAATCAGCGCCCGCTGCGTCGGTGTGAGCTTGGCCCACTGACTCGCCGAAACCTGTCGGAAGGGCCAGCCAGTGCCGAAGGCTGCCGGGTCTCGCTCACCAAGGCGAACCACCGACCCACCAGCCTCGCCGCTTGCATCTGAGCTCTCTTGCAGAGCTGCAGCGACACGCCGGCCGAATGCCGCCCAGCGCGGGCTGATCCGGGCCAGTGGGACTTGCAACGCTTCGGCGTACACGAGCGCGGCCTCGAGGTTGACCGGGCGGCGTTGCTTGATGTGCTGGCTGACCATCGACGCGCCGCCAGGAACCTTGTGCTGGCGGGCGAAGTCCGCGTGGTTGCGGCCATCGAGCAACTGCTCCAACGCCTCCGCTTCGAAGGCGGTCACAAGTTTCCGTCCCATAGTGCAGCAATGCTAAACGGCTTGGGATGCAGCATGGCTTTACGAAATGTCGACAGCAATGCTACAGTCCGGCGCATGTCTGAAACGAACCCGGTCGTCGCCGCATGTGCTGCGCTTGGAAGCGCGGCCTCTTTGGCGCGGGCTGTTGCGGTCAGTCCGGGCATGGTCACGCAGTGGGCGCGCGGCATTCGCCCCGTCGCTGTTGATCGCGCCTGCACCATCGAGCGCGCCACCGCCGAAGCCGGCTCGATGGTGGACGTCCACACACTGCGCCCCGACGTGGCCTGGAGCCGCATTCCCGACCCGAGCTGGCCCCACCCGGCCGGCCGGCCTGTCATCGACGTGGCGCGGCCGGTCGCTGCGCAGGAGGCCTGAGATGGTGACCGAGGAGCTGCTGCGGCAGCCTGAAATCCGCGCCTGGCTGGCGCAACCGATCACTGCTTGCGGCGTTGCGCCGACTCCAGCATCTCGAGGCCCGTGGCCAGGTCTGCCAGCATGTGCGCGGCCATGGGCGATGCGCCTGGGCGCGTGGCTGCTGCGCGCAGGCCTTGCGCTACACGCGGCAGGGCGTCGGGATTGAGCGCGCAGGCGCTGACCAGTACCCCGCGCAGCACTTCCTGCACCAGGTTGACGATGTCGATCTGCTCTTGGTTCATGGGCGCCCTCTCGATGGCGATGGCTGGGGTGAGAGCCGCCAGCGTACATCGGGCAGGGCGCCCGCCCCGTCACCACAGCGTCTCCTCTCGCGGCCTGCAGTTGCCATCCTTCGAAGCCGCGACTTTTCGCCACGCTGGCCGGCCGTGCCGGCTGCCCGCCCGAGGGTCTCGATGCGACTCCCTCATCAACCAGGCCCCGGGCGGGCGGCGCCTTTTTTCCGGAGGCTGAATGAAGGCCGACACCGCAGAGCTGCGCACCGAGTGCCCCCTGGAGGTCGTGGACGTGCTCGACGCCGTCAGCCTGGCGCAGCGCCTCACGCGCGGCCAGCTGGTGGTGCGGATCCTGACGGACTGGGCAGAGCAGCGACATCGTGAGGCGATCCTGATCGGTCGGCTCTCGCGTGGCAATCCGGCGCCCCCGGACTTCGACGCGCGAGGTTCCGTGTGAAAAACCGCTCACGCTCAACACGCCCGGCGGTTGCGCTCGACATGAAAGCGCGCTACCTCACCCCGCTCGGCCGGGTGTGCCGGCTGCTTTCGCTGCGCGCCCCGCGGCCCGGCCTGCCGATGGAGGCCACCTTCTCCTACCTCGACGGCCCCGGTGGCCGCGGCGTGTCGCTGCCGGGCGATCGGTTCACGCTCACCGAGTCGGTGGCCGCGCGCGTGCTGGTGCGGGTCGGGTGATGACGGAGCAGGACGTCGTCGGGCAGATGCTGGCCGCAGGCCTGGACATGCCGCCGCAGCCGCTGGACCTGAGCGGCAAGGTGCGGCGGTTTGGGCCGAAGAAGGCGCACTGGTACCGCCTGCGCGAGATGCGCACCGACGGCGGCACGCATGTGGTCGTGGGCAGTTTCGGAAACTGGCGCGGCCAGGAGCGGCACCGCATCGACATCGACTGGCAGGGCATCGGCGAGCAGGAGCGCCAGGCGCTGCAGGCCCGCCGTGAGGCCCAGGCGCAGGCCGATGCCCGAGCTCGAGCGGAGGCTGCCGCACAGGCCGCCATGAATGCGGCCGAGCTCTGGGCCAGCGCCTCGCGCACGGGCGAGAGCCCCTACCTGCAGCGCAAGGCCGTGCAGGCCGAGGCGTGCCGCTACCTGCGCGACGGCTCTATCGTGGTGCCTCTGCTGCGCTACGACCAGCCGCGCGAGACAGCGCTCAAGGCCTTGCAGGTCATCAGGCCCGACGGCTCCAAGCGCTTCACCCGCGGCTTCGAGAAGCCAGGCTGCTGCCTGCGCCTGGGCCACGTGGTGGTGGGCGAGCCCATCCTCGTGTGCGAGGGCTACGCCACGGGCCTGACGCTGCGCATGGCCGTGCAGCGCCGGCTGCCGGTGGTGGTGGCGCTGGACGCCGGCAACCTCCTGCCGGTGCTCGAGCTGCTGCGCGCCCTGCATGGCCAGAGCCGACTGCTGGTGTGCGCCGATGACGACTGGCGCACCGCGGGCAACCCCGGCCGCGAGAAGGCTCACAAGGCCTCGCGCGCGGTCGAGCGCTGCGCCTACACCTGGCCGATCTTCCGGCCGGGCAACCGCGGCCCGAAGGACACGGACTTCAACGACCTCCACCAGCGCGAGGGCCTCAACGTGGTGCGCCGCCAGCTGCGGCACGTGCTGCCCATGCTCGATTCGGAAATCTTGAACGATGCCGCCTGACAACGTCATTCGCATGGCCGACGACTCCACCCCCGATCCTGGCGGCGCCTCCGCGCCCACCAAGGGGAAGGGGACGGCACCCAAGCGGCGCAGCAAGTCGCCCATCAACCTGGGCAACTACACGCGGCTCATGGAGTCCTTCGCGCTCATCTACGGGACAAAGACCTGCTGGGACGAAGAGACGCACCGCATCGTGCCGATCGACGCGCTGCGCCTGGCCATGACGAGCGACTCCGTCAAGGCCTGGCTGGGCTCGCCCAACCGCCGCATGGTGATGCCGGAACAGCTGATGTTCGAGCCTGGCGCCACACTGGACCCGGGCTGCGTGCAGCTCTTCGGTGGCCTCGAGCTGCAGCCGGTGGCGTGCAGCACCGAGGACGTGCAGCCGATGCTGGACCTGCTGCACCACCTGTGCCGGGACAGCGCCGACAAGCCCGAGGAGGTGCGCGCCGTCATGCATTGGGTGCTGCGCTGGCAGGCGCTGCCGCTGCAGCGCATCGGCACGAAGATGCAGACGGCCATCGTCATGCACGGGCCGCAGGGCACCGGCAAGAACCTCTACTGGGACGTCTGGCGCGACCTGTACGGTCGCTACGGCATCACGGTCGGCCAGGTCGAGCTCGAGGACAAGTTCAACGGCTGGCTGAGCCAGAAGCTGGCCATCATCGGCGACGAGGTCGTCTCGCGCCAGGAGATGTACCACAACAAGAACCGCCTCAAGCTCATCGTCACGCAGCAGGCGAAGTTCCCGATCCGCGAGATCCAGCAGGCCACCCGGTGGGAGAGCAATCACGCCAACGTGGTGTTTCTGTCCAATGAGAGCCAGCCTCTGGCCCTCGAGGAGCGCGACAGGCGCTACATGGTGGTCTACACCCCACTGGCGGCCGATGCGGCGCTCTACGAGCGCGTCAAGGCCTTCCTGGAGGCCGGCGGTGCAGCCAGGTGGCTCCACTTCCTGCAGCACTACCCGCTGGGCGACTTCGACCGCCACGCCAAGCCCATCCTCACGCGCGCCAAGATCGACCTAATCCAGTCGGGCTGGCTGCCGGCGCAGCGCTTCGCGCACGAGTGGATGAGCGGTTTCCTGCCCCTTCCGGTTCGTGTGTGCTCGGCCGAGCAGCTGTACCGGGCCTTCGGTCGATGGTGCACGGTCTACGGCGAGAGGTTCCCACCCTCCCAGGGGAAGTTCACGGCCGAGGTGCAGCGCTGGCTCCGCGAGCATGCAGGAGTCGATGCCGACGGGCCGGCGATGACCTACAAGGTCGTGCAGCTCGAGGACGTCTCAGGCCGGCGCGCGGTGCGCTGCTGGCTGCCGCGCGGCACCGGGCGCACGGACGCCTACCCCACCGAGGGTGCATGGGCCGCAGAAAGCGTGCGGGCCTTCGAGGCCGTGCTGCGCGACTACCTGCGCGACATCTCGGGCGCCGACCTGGAGGCCCAGACGTGAGCGGCTTGTTACGCCTGCGCCGGTTTGTTACGCCGCCTGTTTCGGCTGGAACCCGCGCCGTTACGTGTGTTTCGCCTGTTACGGGGGCTCGCGCGTATGCACACATGCGTGCGCGTGCACGTGCATACGCGACCCGGCGTAACAGCGAAACACACGTAACCACGCGGGTTTGCGGCGTAACACGTGCCGTAACCGCACGCCGCCAGGCGTAACAGGCACAGGAGGTGATCGTGGAGCAGCTTGGAAGAGACGAAGAGGGAAGCGCTGAGAAAAAAAAGGGGGGGGGTCTTCGGGAAGA